CACGCCGTCATAAGGAGGGAAATGAGCAAGATCATCGACTTTGCCCGACAGCAGGTAGGAGAGCCGTATGTTTTTGGTGCGTCAGGCATGGATAAATGGGACTGTTCCGGGCTGACCAAAACGTCCGCAAAACAAATCGGGCTGACCCTCTTTCACGGAGCATCTACGCAATACCACCGGGGAATAGGTGTGGTTGATGCCGCCGCGAGGGGACACCCTGAATGGGTGGGGTACTTCGGGGAATGGGGGACAATTGAAAGCCTGCCAAACAAGGTGGCGTTTTTGTTCAATCAGGATAAGTCAAGGAAAGACAAACTCGTGATGGCACACACAGGGATTTATGACGGCAAGGGCTATGTGATTCAGGCCGGGGGCCAATACAAAGGGGTAAGCGACAGGCCCATCAACAAATCACGCTGGAGCCATTGGGCGATACTGACAAAGGAATGGATGGAGAGGGACATGAGCATTGAGGACGCGTTTCTTATCCGGCGAAGGGATAAAGGCGAGAAGGTCAAAAAGTTGCAGGAGCAACTACTCAGCATCGGTTACAAGCTCCCCCTCCACGGAGCCGACGGCGATTTCGGCGCGGAGACGCTTTCCGCCGTAGAGGGATTTCAGCGGGACTTTGCCCTTCCTGTGGATGGTGCGTGGGACAGCGAATGTCAGGCACTGCTTGAGGAACACCTTCAAAATAAGCCGGGCATCGAGGAAGAAAAAACGTTCCTGCTTCAACTCCGTGACCTTATCGACATGAGACTGAACGCCAAAGCATAGGAGAGTTGCTATGACCACGCAGGAATTGACCACAGCGATGCGCGAGGTCGAAAAGACCATATCCACGCATGACGAATGCATCAAAGACCACAAAAGGCGGCTTGACGGCATCGAGTCAGAGGTGAAGGAGCAGGGCAAGCTTCTGAACACGATTGACAAGCTGGTGGCCGGGCTTGCGCGGTTCGACGAGAAAATCACCGACCTGTCCGACAAGATTGACGTGCTGGGAAGCCGAATCAACCTGATCGAATTAAAGCCGGCCGAGAAGTGGGAACGCATCATCTTTGAAATCCTAAAGTATGTCGTACTGGCCGGGGTTGGGTTCCTGGCGGCTAAACTGTTAGGGAAATAAGGAGAAAAACATGATTCAGGATTTCAGGAGACTTAGTCTGAACGAGGCTGACATCGTTCCATCCATCCCGGGCAAGATTCGCAAGGCGGACGGGAGTTACACGGATGTGCTTGCGGAGCTTGGCGTGACCAAGACCGCTGTAACGCCCCCGGATTCAGCCAACGCGTCCGTGGTCAGGGTTGACGGGGCTGAATACAACGTATCCGCAGTCCTGGCTCACATCAAAAGCAAGACGGATATCGCGGATGCCCTGAATGTAATGACCACCCGCGGCGACATCATCTATCAGGCCGCCGCTGCCCCCGCAAGGCTGGCGAAGGGGAGCGCGGGACAAGTTTTGAAGATGGGTGCTGAAGAACCTGCCTGGGGCGAGGATAACAACACGACCTATGTTGCTGCCTCCACCTCAGCGGAAGGTCTTGCACCGCAAGCTACGGCTCCCGCCTCTGGGCTGCGCAACATCATCGGCATCGACAACGGCGAGACGGGCTACGCCAACAAAGCCCTGTTTGACGCGACAGCCCCGTCCACACAGGCGCTGGGAGACGCGGCCGCAGTCGGCTCCGCGATGGCGGCTGCAAGGCGTGACCACAAGCACGCGTTCCCTTCCAAGACCACCATCATGACCGAGCTGCAGACCATCGACGGTGCGGCCAGCGGCCTTGACGCCGACCTGCTTGATGGGAACCATGCGTCGGTCTTTACGATCGCTGACCTGGAAGATGTGACAGCGTTCAACCTGTACTACGCGACAAGCCAGGCTGTCATCCGCGACCTGGATGCCCGACTGGCGATCGCTGAGGCCGAGTTGGCGACGATACCGTGATAGGGAGGGATAACAGATGAGCGAAATGATGAATGAACCCCAGGGCGGCATGACGCAAGAAGAAATAGAGGCGATGGAGGCGGAGCGTGAAGCAGCATGGGAGGCCAGGCTTGCACCGTTCAAGGCCGTGAAAAGGCGTCTGTCCGACATCGAGGATGTGGTTACCACCATGGCGGAGGGCATGCTATGAAAACCTTGAAACAGTGGGCAACTGACCTAAAGGCCAGAAACGCAGAAAAAGCAGCGGTCAAGAACGAGTTTAAAGACAAGGAAAAAGAAAAACCCTTGACGACCAATGAACGGCTTGACCGAATAGAACGCTTTTTGAAGATTGTGTAAGGAAGGGAGCGAAACGATGAGCAAAACAATGATCGAAGCCATGGCGGCTGAGCGCGGCTGGGTGGTCAAGTACGCCACGGACGGCACGCCCTCCCTGTTCTACCCCATCTACAAGTGCACCAGCCAGAGCCTGGATGCGTCGCTGCCCAACACGACGCACCCGGCCTTCATCGTCAACGGCGTGGAGATCCCCCGTATCCTGGTGGGCGTCTATAAAGGCAGTGAGCTGAACAACGCCATCCACTCCCTGCCGATGGCCGCCCCGCGCGTGGACCTTGGACACGATGAGCTGCTCACAAAATGCAAGGCCGCAGGCGCTGGCTTCACCGGCAAGACCGTCGCCATCAGTGGGTTGTTGCTCTTGATGGCCAAGAAGAACAGCTGGGTGCCCAAGGGGAACAATAACTACTCAGTTGATTACCGCGACGGCTCTTGCTGGGAGTTGGCGAAAGCCTACACCTCCGGAAACAAGCGTGTGCTGCATGGCTGGGAATATACGTGCCTGGCCAACCATACATCGGAAGACGCCAACCGCCCTGACCGCGCCCCGCATTTATGGACCCGCGGCAAGTTCATCGGAGGCATTCCCGTGGCCTCGCAGATCAGCGCCTCTGTTCCCAACGGCTACAACACCCTGACCGGCTCCGGCCCGCTGAGCTGGACGCTGGGCGGTACCGTCAACGGCATCGTTGACCTCAACGGCAACACCGGGGAGCAGGATTACGGGTATCGTGTGTATGACGGAGAAATTCAGATCCTGGAGAACAACAACGCCCTTGACCCGGCAGCCGACTTGAGCGCCGGAAGCGCGGCATGGAAGGCGATCCTCCCCAATGTTGGCGACGCAGGCTACACGCTGGTAGCTCCCGGTACGGCCGGAACGCTGAAATGGAATAAAAGCGGGACTTATCCTGAGTTGGATACTGTCATTACTGTCAGGACAACGGCGGATGAAACCATGTCTCGCGCGTTCAAGGATCTCACTGCAAACGCTGTAAACGTTCCCTACATCCCGACGATCCTGCAGGAGCTTGGCATCTTCCCCATCGCTGGCGACACCACGCAGGGAACGGTGTACTACCGCAACCACGCAACAACGGAGTACATCCCCCGGCGCGGCGGCAGCTACTACTACACGTCCAGCGCCGGCCTCGGCTTCGTGATCTGCGGCCACTCCCGCTCCTACGCGCACACGTTCTATGGCGTGCGCCCCGCTTTCTACGAATCCTGATCCCTGCCCCGCTGTGTCCTGAACGCTCCGCGATAGCGGAGCGTAAGCGAAAATTTGGAATAACGAAATCCGTTATTCCCTCACGAAACGCGGCCAGGCTTCCGGCAGCGTGATACAGTGCACGCAGGAAAGGGGATGCGCGCATGAGCCAAGAGCTTGTCATCCTTCAAAAGATCATGGACATGATGGAATACGGCTACCTGGCGCTTGCGCAGTACCCCAAAGGCGAGAAGTTTGCCCTGGTCACAGACATCAAGCGCAGCATGGACACCATGCTGGAGCGCGCCATCGAGGCGCAGAAGAAATACTACAAGAAGACCACGCTCCAGGAGCTTGACGTCGAGATCGCCAAACTGAAAGCCTACATGCGCCTGTCCCACACGCTGAAATTCCTGCCGACGCACAAGTACGAAGTCTGGTCGGGAATGATCGTGGAGATCGGCCGGATGCTCGGCGGGTGGCTGAAGACCGTGAACAGCCAGAAGCCCGCCTGAATCAGGGAACAGGTTACTTGGTGACGCCTGGGATCCCCCGGCGCGGCGGCAACTACAACAACACGTCCAACGCCGGCCTCGGCTACGTGAACTGCAACAACTCCCGCTCCAACGCGAACACGAACTATGGCGTGCGCCCCGACTTGCCTCATTGTCAGATGTGGAAAGCTCAAGGGCTTTCCTCCGGTACTGGGTAGGTAAAGGGATCTGTCCCCTCGGTCTGCGAGAGCAGGCAGAAAAAGGTATCATCCGCGAGGCCGCCCACGCTGCCAAACGCGGCCGACCAGGGAGGCGCTGTGCAGAAGCACCGTGATGTCTTCTCGAAGTTCATCGACTTTGAGACCCATTACAACGGTTACCTGCTTGCCAGGCGCGAGAAGCGCTACAAGGAGGAAGTGCTTCAGTACAGCGCCAACCTGGAAGAAAACCTGATCAACGGCATCGAACACCTGAAACACAAGAGCTACCGCATCACCACGATGCGGGAGTTTTATGAGTACTTCCCCAAGAAGCGCATCATCCTGGCGCTGCCATTCAAGGACCGGGTGATCAACTGCGCGGCCTACCTGACGCTGTGGCCGATCTACTCCAGGAGCTTCTACGAGCACAGCTACGGCTCCGTGCCCGGGATGGGAACGCTGCGGGCGGTGGACCAGCTGCAGTATTGGATGCGGCTGGTGCGCAACCAGCCCGGAAACAAATGGTGGCTTGCCAAGGCGGACGTCGCCAAGTTCTTCTTCCGTGTGCCGGTGGACGTACAGCTGCGCGAGTTGGGCCGGCCGCTGGACGACCCGGACATGATGTGGTTCCTGGAAACGGCCATCCGCGGGGACGGCCGGGCCTTCGGCCTTCCGGTCGACGCGACGGACGTGTCCGCCTGCGAGCGCGTCGAAGGCGTGGGTATGCAGGTCGGCTCGCTGATCAGCCAGATGACCGCCAACGTAGTGCTCACCCCCCTGGACCACTTCATGAAGCGCGTGGCACGCGTGCCCTACTACATCCGTTACATGGACGACATGCTGTTCCTCTGCCCATCCCGCCAGCAAGCCTGGGAAGCGCTGGGCCTGATGGACGACTTCCTGCGCACGCGCCTGGGGCTGCAGCTGAACAACAAGACCGCCGTGATGCCCTATGACGACGGGCCGGAGTTCGTCGGCCGGCGCGTATGGCCGGACCGGATCCGGATGCGCAACGCGACCTCGCTGCGCATGAAGCGGCACCTGCGCTACGTGAGGGAACATTACGCCACGGGCGAGCTGACGCAGGAGTACGCCATGAACGTCATCGTCAGCTACCTGGGCCTGATGAAGCACTGCGACAACGACGCTCTCCGGCGCAAGGTGCTGGAGGATTTCGTGCTGGTGCGAAGAAACGAATAAACGACACGGGACACGACCCTGATAATGGACCGCCGGACACGGCGGTCTTTTGATTGGAGGTTCAATGAAGCTCTATGAAGTGATCCAGACGAAAAACGCCGGGTACATCCGCGCCAGGCCGATCAAGCCGGTCGGCATCTTCGTGCATTCGACGGGCGCGACCAACCCGGAGCTTCGGCGTTACGTGGAAGCGCCGGACCTGCTGGGCGTCAACCAGTACGGCAATCACTGGAACAAGACCACCGCGACGAAATCCATGCGAGGTGGCCACTACAGCAACGCCTCGAGCACGGGGCTCGGCTGCGTGTACGCCGACTCCTCCCGGTCCAGCGCGCACTCGTACTTTGGCGTTCGTTCCGCTTTCCTCGAAACCTGAGTCCTGCATGTACGACATTGACGCGCTCCCGGACGCGGTATATCTGGGCAAGCAGAACGACAACGGCCTGACGGTTATCCAGTTTGACGTGAGCGCATGGCTGACGGACTATCCAACGGCCGAGTTCACGATCTACGTTGTACGCCCGACCGAGAGCACCGCGGACGAAGTGGCCGGCGTTGATATGAACGAGACTGACGACACCATCCTTGAGTGGACGGTATCGGACACGGACACCAAAATCGCGGGCAAGGGCTGGGCGGAAATCGTCATGACGGACACGGACACCTCGAAGCGTTCCAAGACCTTTGCCACGCTGATAAGCAGCGGGCTGACCGTAACAGCATAAGGAGAGAAAATGGCATACGTTGTTATCAGCCGGGACGATTCGGCAAGCGGGTACGGCACTACGGGGGGCGTCAGCCTCACGTTCAAGATTTCGGAATTGGCAGACCTTGCTGATGATTCGACCATCTTGAACGCCCCGTCAGGGAGTTTCTATGTGCTGAATGACCTGTCCGTTGGATCGAAAGACCCCGCAAGCAATCAGTGGATATTGCCGGCGGCTACCCCCATCCTCATCACCACCCAGCCGTCCGATGTGAGCACCACCGCAGGGGCAATCACGGAATCCCTGACGGTGGCGTGCTACGCGAGAGATTCCTCCGCCAGTTACACGCCGACCTATCAGTGGTATTCCAACAACTCAGAGGACTATGCGACCCCGTCCTCCATCGAAGGGGCGACCTCCGCCACCTACGCTATCCCCGCAGAAACGGCGGCAGGAACCTACTACTACTTCTGCACCATCACCGCCAACTCGATAACGCTGAACAGCGCCATCGCAACTGTCGTTGTCGCCGCCGCGTAAGGAGGGAATATGGGTTTTGACGCATTGACATACGGCGCGGCGGTACAGGCCGGGAAAACATACACGGACGCAACGGCGGTGACGACTGCCGCAACCGCGGCGGCCGCCCTTGCCGCAACGCTGGACTACACCGCCGTAAACGGGAGTGGTACGGGTTCGGACACCTACGCCTGTGACATAGGCTCCGCAAAAATCAAAAGGTTTAATTTTACCATTGCCGACACGGACGCGAAGGTTGTCACCTTTTCAAATGTCCCGACAGGTCGGTGCGAGGTCGAACTGGAAATCACCACGTCGGCCGAAGCCTCCGTCACATGGACGCTCAACTCCGGTTCCTCCCTGGCGTGGGCCGGGTCTGCGCCCACTCTTGAAAGCGGGAAAACATACAGGATACATTTCTACACCTCAGACAGTGGCGTGACATGGGATGGATACCCTTCGACTGGCGTAGCATAACAAAAACTCAAGGAGAAAAAGGCATGAAAGCAGACTGGAAAGACGTTGGAATCAGGGCGGCTAAAACATTTGCGCAATCATTCATCGGTGCTCTGATTACCCTGTTCGCGTCCGGGAATGAACCGGGGTCCGCATTTACCACAACGGCAATCATTTCTGCGCTTGCGGCAGCATTGTCGGCAGCGTGGAATGGTGTTTTGAATCCGTGGCTTGAAAATCACAAAGCATAACTACCATTCAATCGTAGATAAAGGAGCGAACAATGGCGTATAATCTGGACTCTCTCATCGCAGACCTGAAGCGGGGTTCGTATACGCCCAAGACAGAGGCCGAGCTTCAGAACACCGCGAGCAACCGCTATCAGTCGTACTATGACCAGCAACGGCTGGGCGCGAATCAAGCCGCTGAAACCACCGGGCTTGCGCTCAACCGCCAACTGGGGGAACTGAGCGCGGCCTACGACAAACAGCGTCAGAACGCCTCACAGCAGTATCAGCAGGCGTACAGCAACCTTGACCGCCAGATGCTTGGCAGGGGCATGCAAAGGTCAAGTTACGGCATGGCAACCCTGGGGAATGTCGCCATCGCGGGGAACAGGGCGCTTCAGGAGATCACGGACAACGAACAGCGGGCGGTGGGGAACGTTCAGGATCAACAGACGCTCCTCGCCCGCCAACTGGCCGACCAGTTGAGGCAGTATTCCGCGTCGCAGGCGGCGGACACCCTTGCGTACCTTGACGAGTTGGAATCAAGGGAGTATGACCGGGGCGTTGCATCGGATGACCGGAGCAATTCCCTTGCCATGCAGATTTACCAGTTCGCCAACCAGAAGGAACAGCAGGACGCCGCTTCACAGCAATGGGCGAAGCAGTTTGACGAGAGCATTCGGCAGTATAACACCAGCCTTGCCGAACAGCAACGCCAGTTCGACCTCAGTTACGCCCTGGACAAGATGCAGGCGGATAAATTGTATGGGGTGAACAAGAACACTGGGAACAATAACAACAATAATAACAACAATAATAACAACAACAGCGCCGGGTCAGAACTTTTGGCGCTTCTCAACAAGGGAGCGGGTGGAAATCAATACAACGCCACCACGATTGGGAAGATAGGCGCTGCGTTCGCCAACCCCACCAACAACACCGTCAACGCCGCGCTTGCGTATGCAAAAAAGCCACAGTTTTATAAATTAACGTCGGAAGATGTAAACCAGAAAAGGAAATCCGGCGCACAGCAATAAGGAGGAAGCAGATGCCCCTCACTTCTTTGGAAGAACAAAAACGGCTTGAGGAACAGCGGAGAGCCAGGGAGCGGCTGCTTGCTGTTTTCCCAACCCAGCCGTCCGCCTCCTCTAATGGGCCGGCCAACTTTGCAAAACTGAAAGCCCTGACAGCCCCGGATAAATGGTATTCCGGAGATGTCCCGAAAACAAGCGAAGCCATTGCGAGAATGTACACGCTTTTTGGCGATGACGAACAGAAGTTTAACAGCGCGTATTCATTGCTCCAGAAGGAACAGAGCACCGCCGGGTCTTTGTTTTACGACCCGTACACTCGTCCCACCAATCAGGTTATTTTTTCAGAACTGAACAAACTGGGGATTGACACAAGCAACGTCAACGCGGACTGGTTCAAGGAACACGAACCCCTGATGCAAGGGCTTCAAAGGGGCATTGACGGCTCCCCGGTCAAGGGCAAGACGAAGCAGAGCAAAGCGGCGTACTACCTCTACAAGCTGTCGCAGGACGAGAGCAACACCCAACTGGTCGAACAGCAGATGGAAGGGGTCAAGCGTGACATCGCCTATTGGGTGTCGCGTTCTGATTTGAACCTGTCCGACGAGGAAATCCTGGCGAAAATCAATATTCCCCAGAACTACAAAGCCCTTGCCGAGATTGACAACAGCCGGAAAACCGGGAGCCTGTATGAGTTAAACCGGCCTGTCGAGTACAGTCAGGATGCCCTCTTGGGAGCCATCTGGTCAGCACGGAACGGCAAAAGCACCGGCAGTTTGATGGCGGACGCGGTTCAATACCAGTTGGGGAATGGGGTTAAATACAAGGACAACCCGGCCATCCGTTCCCGGCGCGACCCCACAAGTGAATATTACAACCCCTATCTGTTAGGCAGCACACTCGATGAGGAAGCGGCCTATTTTGGCGTACCCTCCTTTAACCGTGACTGGCTGAACAAGAACCTGAACGCCGTCATGGGAAGCAATGACGAAACGGCGAAGAAGTACGTCCAGAACGTGTACGATGCGGTTGAGAAAACGGAAAGCATTTCATCCGAACTGGAAGAGTTCTACGGACGCAAGGGCGCGATGAATGGTATTGTGCTTCGAGCGATGAAGGACGGCGTTACCGCGAAAGACGCTGTCCTGCAATACTTTGACGCGTTTGAACTGACCGGCCTGAAGTCCCTTTCCGAAAGTCTTGACCGCAGGCAACCCCTGAAACTTGCTCAAGGAATCAACTTTGACCTGAGCGCCATCGTTTCTGCCGTTGACAAAGAGGTGCAGGCCCGGAAACTGCGGGAGGCTGACAGCAAGGCCGCGTCCGAAAAAGAAAAGCAGGACGCCCTCAAGGAGAACGGCGACCTGACCGGGGCGGACATTGTGCCTCCTTCAAAGGTGGACAAGACATGGCAGGTGACGCTGTTTGAAAGCACCATTCCCTGGCTGATTGACACTAACATTTTCGGGACAATCGAGGAAGAGCCGGTTATCAAACCCGGCTCTAAATTGGGCAGGCTGGCTTCTGCCGGCGCAACCGATTTTGGTTACACCGATTTTGTTAATGGCAGAGGCGGGAAGTTTGGGGAAGACCTATCCGATGGACGCGGAGGAACTTTTGGCGAAGATGTCCCGGCAAATACATTGCCCCTTCAGCAAAGTTACGACCCGATTAAAGGGACTTACACTGGCCTAAAGTCTACCGCAGAAACAGACGGGCGTGGCGGCGGGTTTTACATGGAGCGCGAAAGCCCCGCCATTCGGACAATCAATGAGAAAATCGTCCAAAAACAGGCGGAACTGGACGAACTGACAGCGAAAGCCCAGACGATTCCCCTTGCTGATGCGGCGATGAGCAACAACGAAGACCTGAACAGAATCCTCACGCTTCAGGGTGAGATTGCCGCGCTGAAGAAGGAAGCCGAAAACACGGCCCTTTCAGAGCTGTATGCCGAGCAGAAAACGCTAAAGGTTCCAGATGGTTATGTATCCTCCAACAAAAGCCCGCTCACGCAATACCTGAAGACCAAACAGGAGTTAATGTCGCTTTACAACGCCACGGAGGAGGAGTGGCCGAAACTCGCGGAACAGATCCGCCAGATCAAGTATCCGCTTCCTTTGGGCGAGGGGTATTCTTCCCTTTCGCAAAAGCAGATTGACGAGATCATGTACACCCTGATGACGCCGGAGGAGATCGACCGGTACAATGTCATTTGGGACGAGCGGGGCGAAAAAGAAGCCGGCCTGTACTTTGACGGCTTGAAAAAGGAACGGCTAAACGAGGAATACCGCAAGAAGTTTGTCGCTGAGGCGGAGGAGTTCGCGGAGAAATCGCCATACCTTTCATCCGTTGTTTCATCCGTCACAAAGGTCACGACAGACCCGTTGGAAACCGCCCGTATCGTTGGGAGGAAGATTCTTGGGAAAGACATTGCGAAGAACGATGTCCTGCTGACCTCTGCCGCGGTATCCTCCGCCATTCGCTCCACCGTATCAAAGGACTTCTCTCCGTTTGCGAAGTGGGCCTATGACACCGCGATGGGGATCAGCGACAACATCATCAACCGCGGAATGTTCGGCACAATGTCATTGCTCACGATGGGGCTTTCCGCCGCCAACTCAAAAATGGAACAGGTCATGGCAAGCGGCGGCACTTCCGACCAGGCGTTTATTCTGGGTGCGCTGACCTTTTTAGTCGAGGGCGCGACAGAAAAGGCGCAGATGGAAGTCCTCACGAAATGGATGAAACCCCTCAACGGGAAGAACGCCGTCACAATCATCAAAAACCTTCTTGTGAACGGGCTGAAGTCCGGCATCCCCGAAGGAGCCGAGGAAGGTGTGTCCGGCATTCTGGACATTGTTTCAGATATTGCGGTGCGCGGCGAACAAAGCGACTTCATGAAGCAGTACGCCGCTATCAAGGCTTCCTATATTGCCAACGGGTATTCTGATGCAGACGCGCACCAGATGGCCGCGAAGGATACCGTGGATGCGAGCGGCGCTGATGTCCTCAAGCAGATGGCGTCCGGCGCTGTGTCCGGCTTCTTCTTTGGCGATGTGTTCACCCTCGCAAACCGCTATCATGCGTCCATCAACGGGAAGGCCGCGAACAATACCGAAGCTGAAATAAAGAACCCGCACACGCAGATCGAAAAACAGGAACTTGCCACGGCGATGATGCAACAAGACCTTGACGGGAACAACCCGCCTGAGGTGCTTGCGCGGCACTCACAACAGGCAATGGAAGTTTTCGGCATCGACCCCGCCATCGTCAAGGAAATGGGAACCCGCATTTTGGGCATGAAGAACGCCAGCCTGTTTGACGTTCTTGAGCGTTTCAAGTCCCCTCCGAAGAAGTTCAGCATGGTGCGTTCCCTTGAGAGCGTGACCAAGAGCCTTGAGAAGCAAGACCCCATCACAAGGGCAAAGAGCATCGGATCGCTTGCGAAACTCAATCTGCTTGCGAACACCCTTAAACCGCAGAGCGCGGAGGCCAACCAGAAAGTCGAGGACGCCCTTGTAACGTCCATCAACGGCCTTGTGTCTAAACAGGGCGAACTCCAAACGAAAATGGATACTGCGAAACCCGCAGAAACTAAACTCCCGTCCTATGATGCGTCCTTCTCGCTCCAACGCTGGGGGCAGAAAGGGCTTGTGTACATCAACAACCTCCTGACCAGCGGGAACAAGTTGGCGCAGGAGATCGCGGTGAAACTTCAGACCATGCCGCAGTACGCCGAGTCCGTGATCGTGGCTGAAACGAACATGGACAGCCTGAACACTACGCCTGAAATGATCGACAAGCAGGTGCAGGCGTTTGCGAATGACATGGGCGAGCCGGACATTGTTCAGAACGCGGAGGAAAGGGCGGAGAATCAGCAGGTCGAGATCGTCAAGCAGGAAATCCTGTCCGGGCTTGATGTTTCCCCCGAAGTGAAGGCCGTTGAAACCGCGCAGGAAGAAGCGGCAGTATTCGCAAAAGAGGTCGAAAATGCGAATATGGAACTGCAAGCCGCTTCCGAGGCTTCCGATGCGGCGATGGAAGCCGCGTATGCAGACCCAATGAATAAAGATGCGTGGAAGGCCGCTGACGATGCGGTTGACGCGGTGATAAAGGCGAAAGACAAACTGACGAAGATTCAGGAGAACCAGGCAAAGTCCGCGAACAAGGCCGCGAAACTCCAGTCTGAACTTGACACAAAGATTCAGGAAGCGCAAAGGGTAGCGGAGGAACAGGCGAAGGCGACCGTCAAGGCAAGCAAGCCCGCGAAAATCGAAACACAGCTTGATTCTGCGCAGCCCGAAACGATGGAATCGAAGATCGTCAGAACCATCGAAACGCAGTTCGCAGACCGCCCTCCCGAAGATATTGAAAAGGCGAAAGCCCTTGCGCTTGAGAAATACAAGGCGATGAAGGGCGTCAATGCCCCGGTATTCAACGAGCAAAGCGCGGAGTTCGTCAAGAAGGCCGAAGCAAAGTTCGGCATCCGGTTCATTTCGGACGATACCCTAAAAGGCTCCGAGGAGGCTTACTACGACAAGGCGACCAAGACGATTCACCTGAACCCGCAGGCGACCCAGGGCGATGCGCTGACGAGCGTTGCGATGCATGAACTGACGCACGCCGCGCAGTCAAGCGATTGGTACAGCCAGTACAAAGACCTTGTTCTGAAGATGGCGTATGGCGACACCAATGACAACGCGCAATTTCAGAGGGACATCGACGCAAAAATCGCGCGTTATGCGAATGACGGCAAGACCTTGAGCGTGGACGATGCGATTGCGGAGATTGTCGCCCAGCAGAGCCGGAAAGTCATCTTTGCGGATGCCGAATCCGTCAATAAACTGGTGGCAGAAAACCCCACATTGGCGAAGCGGATTTACGAGGCCATCACCCGTGTACTGCGGGAACTGTTCGGGAACGACCGGCAGAACGACCTGTACAAAGCGCAGAGCCTTTTGAAGAGGGCGCTTACGGAACAGGCGGGGAAAGTATCTTCCCCGGTTCAGGATAAAGCAGGCGCATATCCGAAAGGAAAGGGAGGGGTTATCTATACCGCAGGAAACGATGCGGTTGAGTTTGTTTACGCAGCCGTCCCTGCGAGCTCGCTTGTTGTTAGTCACGATACCAATTTCAACGAAAACCCGAACTTCCCGCCCGAACTTCAACCACGGGACAGATATAAAGCATCATACCGCGATCAGGTTACAAGGATTTCAGACGAACTAAACTTTGACCGCATGGCAGATAGCCCCGAAGTAACCAGCGGCGCGCCAATTATCGGGGCTGATATGGTGGTCGAAGTTGGGAATGGCCGCACCTTGGGCCTGATGCTGGCACGGCAGGGGAACAAACAAACGGCAAAGCAGTACACGGCAAGGCTGCGCGAAAGGGCAGCTGAGTTTGGATTACGCCCGGAGGACATCAAGGACGATTCCGTACTGGTGCGGATTCGTACAACCGATGTTGACCGCGCTGCCTTTGCGTCGAAGGGCAACGATCCTGTCACCTCAACATACAGCCCTTCCGAATCCGCTGTAAACGATGCAGCGAAAATCACGCCGGACATGCTCAATAAGGTACGAGTAAATAGTAGTGGCGAGATTGATGAGGGCAACGGGTTTGTGGCTGATTTCGTCCAAGCGTTGCCTGAATCCGAGCGCGCCGGCGTGTTGACTGAAGATGGGTCATTAAGCCAGATGGGACGGCTGAGAATCCGCAATGCCCTGTTCCAGCGCGCATACAACGATATGCAGATGACCGCACAATTAAGTGAGGAAACGGACGGAACGGTAAAGCGGGTCATTTCCGCTATGACCAACGTATCGCCCAAAGTAGCAAAGTTGAACCAAATGATGGCGGATGGACAACTGAATGATCTGGGCGTTGCACCAGCCATTGTTGAGGCGTACAACAGGACAAAGACTGTTCGTGCGTCCGGTTTGGAACTTGAAGAATATCTGTCGCAAGTGAAAATGATCGAGGACCCCGCCGCAGTTCGCCTCTTACTGGAGACTTTTGACAAATACAAGAGAAGCGCAGTAAAGATAACGGGTGCACTTGAGGCGGTTCTCAATCAGGTGGTTGCGTCTGGGGATTCCAGACAGGCGGTAATGCCGGGGCTTGAGGTGGCAGCACGGCCAAGCACCGAGAGCGTGATCCGTTCCGGTTTGGAAGCCTTTGAGCGCGAACAGAACGCGCAACAGAAGATGTTCTCCCTCACCGATTCAGACGATGCAGACATTGACAAGATACTGAACCAGTTAATAAGCCAGTACGGTGCCATCCCGCAGGGCGAGAACGCGACCAACGCGCAACTATACCCGCAGAAAACATCCCCCGGCAAAAAGGTACGCCGGTTTACAAGAACCGTGAGCGAGAGCGGCATCCTGAACGCCGACCAGCAGAGCGAACTGAAGAAAGGCGTTGTCGAAGAAAAGTTCTCTTACGCCCCTATCAGCGACACTTCTGCAACTAATTTTAGTGACAGCGTTTACAACCGTTCCGGGGTTGACGGTTTGGAGCAGGCGTGGAACAAAGCGCTTGACCCCGACCATGTGCCCGGCAAGCGCCTGATTGCGGTTGGAGAAAGATTGCTGATGGAGTACGCCGCCGCAGGGGACACGGAAAACACTCTGCGTCTTGTTGCGGAACTCTCCGAAGTGTTGACAAGAGCGGGACAGACCGTACAGGCGGCAAGGCTCCTGAAGAAAATGACAAGCGCGGGGCAGTTGATTTACCTTCAGCGCGCCGCCGAATACATGAGCCAGCAGTTTGAGGGGTTCCCGATCACGCTGAACCCCGAACTTGTTGAGAAGTTGAACGCGGCCAAGACCCCGGAGGAAATCGAAGCGGCGGCACACGCCTTGAAACTGGACATGGCCGACCAAATCCCGCCGAACTGGAAAACGCGGTTTAACTCGTGGCGGTATCTGTCCATGCTGGGGAACCCACGCACACATATCCGCAACTTTGTCGGAAACATGGTATTTACGCCTGTTGTCAGATTAAAGGACACTATCGGCGCGGTTGGTGAAATCGCGGCTGTGAAACGCGCTGAAGCGAGGCAAGCGAAAGGTAAAACCAGCATTTACAGCGACATAGAGCGCACCAAATCGCTTTATGTAAACCGTACCATGTACAACGAGGCAATGAAGGACGCCTACGCCAACAAGGAGGCCATTCAGGGCGGTGGCAAGTATAATCCTCAGGACGAGATCATGCAACTCCGGCGTAACTTCGGCAAGAGCGTATTGGGCCGAAGCATGGAGGGGCTGTCTCGCCTTAACATGGCCGCGCTTGAAGCCGAGGACTGGTTCTCCCTGCGTCGACACTATGCTCACGCATTGGCCGGGTACATGCAGGCCAACAACATGACCTTTGAACTGCCGGAGGGCGGCGGAAAGGCTGTTGACGAGTACGAAGGCAAGATGGCGAAAGCGAGAGCCTACGCTTTGCAAGAAGCGCAAAAGGCGACCTTCCGCGACGCTTCCGAGACCGCAACGCTGCTCAACAAAATGGCGAAAAAGGGCGGGGTTGGCGGCTTGCTTGTCGAGGGCATCCTGCCTTTCAAGAAAACACCCATCAACATCCTTAAGCGCGGGATAGAGTATAGCCCGATAGGGTTACTGGATGGGTTCAGCCGTGGGATTTACCAGTTGAAGAAAGGCGACATCACCGGGGCGCAGTTCATCGACAAGATTTCCGCCGGCATGACCGGGACGATGATTGCGGTATTGGGTGCGTTTGCGGCAAGTACCGGATTCATCAAGGTAGGGTTTGATGATGACAAGGAGGATAAGTTCAAGGGGCAGACCGGGCATCAGGAGTACGCCCTTGAGGTCGGCGGAATCAGCGTTACCCTTGACTGGCTCACGCCTTCCGCCATGCCGCTGTTTGTGGGGGCTACTGTGTATGATTCGCTTGCGAACGACTTTGAGGACATCGCGCCCGAAGAAAAGTTCAAGCGCATCCGTGAAGCCCTGTCGGGGATCATGGAGCCTGTGTTCAATCTGACCATGCTTGAGGGCGTAAATGACGCGATCCAGGCCGCGAAGTACAACGACAGCGACCCGATCACCGCCGTGTTCACCAACAGCGTAAGCAACTTCGCAGGGCAGTTTGTTCCAACGCTTGCAGGACAATTATCCAGAACGCTTGACCCCATCCGGCGCAGAACCTACACCGATAAGAACTCCGCATTGAGCGGCGAAACCCAAAGGCTATTGGACGGTGTCCAAAATAAGCTCTCCTTCCTGCTGCCGAAGAACGAGCCGTATGTGGATTTGTGGGGCGAGTTTGAAGTGTCAGGAAGCCCGTGGCTAAGGGCATTTGAGAACTTCCTATCCCCGGCCTACATCAACGAACTGACCCCGGACGCGGTGGAAGAAATGCTGCTGGAAGTCCACAGGCAGACCAGTGATGACGCTGTTCTCCCAAGCACGGCAAGCAAGTATTTCAATGTGAACGAACAGCGCGTAGACCTGACCAGCAAAGAATATACGGCTTACTCCGTGGCGAAGGGCAAGACCCAGCGCGAGCTGCTTGAGGTCGCCCTAAACGATCCCGCGTTCCAAAGCCTCAACGCGCGGGACAAAGCCATTGCCATCAAGGACATCTACGAATACGCCAGTCAGACCGGGAAGAAGTCCGTCTATCCCGACTATAAGGTGGCCGGGTGGATCGACACCGCGAAGCGCAACGGGAACCCGTTTGAGGCTGTGATGGTACGGCTTGCCAACACAACGCTTGAAAGCAAGCGGGACGAGTATCAGGCGGAGTTTGTGAAAGCCCTTGACGCAGGGAACGAGGATGCGATCGGAGTTTCCATCGAAGCCCTGGTTCAGTCAAAGGCGGTAGAGAAACCCGACAACTCTGAAAAACAAAACAGGGCATGGGTGAGAACGACCCTTGAGAACGACATCAAAGCTCTGTACCTTGCGGCCTATGACGCCGGGGACGAGGAGAAGACCGAGCAATTGGAAACGCTGATGTATGTGTACGGCTTAACTTATGACACAGACGAGTGGCTTGCGATAATGCCATAGATAGTGCCTGACACCCTAATTTAATAGCCAGAGCCTCATATCATGTTTGTATGGGGTTCAAGAGAGTTCATTTACCCGGACGATTTGATTGTCCGGGTTTTTTGTTTGTAATGGGACAAGTCGAAATAACCGATGGGATTAGATTCCCTTATTTCAATTCCACGCATTTACTTGTCGAAAAATAATTTTCAAATTGCCTATGAAATGGCTTGACGGTCTGAGTGGTCTGTGCTATTGTGTAGATAACCTGGGAGAAAGGGGGCAATCAGGCGAATGGAGAAACAGGATTCCACGGTTCGAGTTTACTACAAAGGGCAAAAACACAACGGCGTCAAACAAGATTGTCATCGTCACTTAATGGAACAATGTTTGGGAAGAAAACTAAGCCGAAACGAGGTCGTTCATCACATTAACGGGGACATTCAAGACAACAGAATTGAGAACTTACGGCTCATGACACTTTCTGAACACGGCAAGCTGCACAGAACCGGACAAACAATGAGCGAAGAAACCCGCAAAAAACTTTCTATAGCCGCGTCTAAACAAGACCATTGGAACCAATCAAAACTAACGCGCGAACAAGTAGCAGAAGCAATCAAAGAAATTGAATCCGGGAAAAGCATCAGAAGCACTGCGTCCAAGTATGGGTTATCCCATTCTAATATGATACAATCAATCAAGCGGCTTAAAAAGGAGTCTTATGTACTGCGTATCAGATGAGCTTCAGTTACAGGCGATGCGCAAAATCGCGGACGCCGCATACCGACACCAACGGCTCGTGATGTATCAGGAGTACAGCCATTTCAAAACACTTGACGAGGTTCAGATGGATTATGGACGGCATAGGTTCGGAAGGAGGGGAACAAGGAATGAATGACACTTGCGTGGTCTGCGGTGAGTATGTGCCAGAGGGCAGACAGGTGTGTGTGAATTGTTGCCGTCAGACCGAGGATCAAATGGTACGCGACGCGCTGAACAAGATCGACACGGCGCAGGCAATACTAATCCAGGCGAAGGCGACGCTATCGCTGGTGGGGAACCGATGATTGCCCGGCTCCGGCGCTGGTGGCACAGGCGCAAAACGCCCATAAATGTAATCTATCCGTATGAGGCGTTCCTGATGCTGAACAACATGGATTACACGGAGCGGCGCCGGCATGGACTTTGACGAAAACCCCATCTTTCACGGCAAGGGCGTGTACGACAACGGGCAATTTGATGCGCCGAAGAAACGGTACAAGCCGGTTGAGTACACCTGTCCCCGGTGCTGGTGCGATGTGCCGCTTAATCAGATGGTCTATGAGTGGGACGAGAAATGGATTTGCGGTGATTGCCTTGAAGACGCCATCGGGAGCATGTCGCTCTACGACCTGTCGGAAATGTCGTGCGAGGAAGAGTGCTACACCCATCAGATGCTTGAGGGCGCAAGCAGCACCGCTGAAAAGGCTGAAATCCTGTACATCGAATCAACAACCGCGGAGGAGATTGCATGAAACCAATCAATAGGAAGTCGCTGAATGACTTAATCAGAATCGCCCGCAAATACTGGGGCACAGGAGATGTTGATTTTCTCGCCGCAATGTTCGAGTGCGGCAAAGAACTGTCCAAACAGGCATTCGATAACGAGGTTCACTGGTGCAATTTCAGCGATGCAGTCGCCGGGGTTATCAAGTTGAATCCCGCAATCACAAACGAAACAATCTGTCAAATCTTCTCTCTTGTTGGGATATGTTTCGTTGATACCAAGCCGGAGGGATTACCTGCATGAGCGAGTATAAATATGCAAGATTGCTAAAAGTGGAGGACATAGCATGAGTATTGAAATTGGAACACTTGATATTGGAGATACCGATATTTCTGAACTGATAGGATTGGCACCTATCGGGTTCACGGTTGACGATGACAAGAAGGCAGATTGGGCGGTTGAAACCATCCTTGAGGCCGAGGCCGAGCGTGACCGCCTGATTGAACTGGCAAACGCCAAAATCAAGGCAATCAATGAGCAAAAGGCACAATTCGCTGAAAGGTGTACGCAAAACACATCCTACCTGAGAATGTTGCTGAGAAACTACTTTGAACATGTGAAGCCGTCCACCGTTACCAAAACGCAATCGACCTATAAACTGCTTGCCGGGAAACTGGTTTTGAAACAGCAAGCCCCGGAGTTTGTGCGGGATGACAAAGTAATGACCGAGTGGGCGAAAGCGTCAGCGCCATCCTTTATCAAGGTTGTCGAATCCGTGAACTGGGCTGACCTGAAGAAGCAGACAACGGTAAAGGGTGAAGCGGTTGTTTTCACCGATACGGGCGAGGTTGTTCCCGGCGTTGTCGCAAAGGCTCGCGAGGATGTGTTTGAGGTGACGAAATGAATAAACCAAGACTATTGAAACCCGATGAAATATCCTGCCGTGTGCAATCACTTAGCGAAAACAAGTCAAAAGGAACAGTTGGCGCGGTCATCCTGCTTTACAAAGACGCAAGGGTTGATATGTCAATTCTCGATGAAACATTCGGCCCGATGAACTGGCAGAGAGAGCATATCGAGATCGGTGGGAAAATGTTTTGTACCATTGCCGTATGGGATGAGGACAAGAATCAATGGATTTCAAAACAAGATGTTGGCGTTGAAAGCAATACAGAGGCCACGAAAGGCGAGGCATCCGATTCATTCAAACGCTCTGGGACTAATTGGGGCATCGGGCGTGAGTTGTACACGGCGCCTTTCATCTATATCCAACTTGAGGCCGCGGAATGGTATGTCGATCAGCAAAGCGGGAAACCCAAAACAAAACCTGGTTTCTCCCTTTCCGTAAAGGAAATCAAGTATAACGACAATCGTGAAATCGTGAAACTTGTGCTTATCGACAAGAAAAACCGCATCAGATTCCCATCTACTCAATGGGAACAGGTAGACGATGCAGAGATTCCCCCGGAGAAAGTCAAGGAGCCTGTCAAAGTTACCATGACCATTGATCCTGTTGAGTACGACCGCCGCCGGAAAGACCTCAAGGGCCTGATGAATACCTACGAGAAAACGAGCGAGGACTACACGGCGATTGCCGGTACGCGGGACATTAAGGCCATGACAACAAACGAGTTTGACGCCTTCCGGGCAGAGATTGTCAACAAGTGGCAAATCACATGAGAGGCCGCCTGAAAGACCTCGCCTTCGGGCTGACGGGGGAGCTGAACGTCACGCTCTCCCTTGCCCCTTCCCACGCGGACGAACTCAAGAAGCTGTCCGGCGAAGATTTGGACATCGAGATTGAGAAGCACCGTGACCGCAGGAGCGTGTCGGCTAATGCCTATGCATGGGTTCTCATCTCGCAGATCGCGGAGAAGATGTACCCCACCATGTCCAAAGAGGAAGTCTATCACGAAATGCTCAAGCGGTACGGGCAGGGCACCGCAATTTCCGTCCTGACCTCCCGGCTCCCGGAAGTGAAAAGGGAACTTGACCACTATGAGGAACTCGGCACCGGAACCATCAACGGCAAGGAGTTCACGCACCTGCGGATATGGATTGGTTCCAGCAAGTACAACACCAAAGAAATGTCCATCCTGCTTGATGGAATCGTCCAAGAAGCAAAGGAATTGGACATTGAGACGCTCACCCCGGACGAACTGAAGAAGATGGCGGAGGCGTGGAATGGATGACCGCTGTTTCTTCTGTGGGAAAACCGCGCCCCTTGAACGGCATCATGTGTTCGGCGGCAGTTATCGCAAGAAAAGCGACAAGTGCGGGTTTGTGGTTTACCTGTGCCATTGGTGCCACAACGAGCCGCCTGACGGGGTTCACTTCAACAAAGACCGCCGGGACTACCTGAAGCGCATGGCACAAAAAGAGTTTGAAAAGACGCATACCCGCGAGGAGTTTATCGCGGAGTTTGGGAAATCTTATGCGGAGGACGAAGAATGAACAGGTGCATTATCGAGGGCGAGATTATCCGCGCCCCGGAATCAAAGACCGTCAAGAGCAGCAAGGGCGAGTTCCGCCTGCTGACCTTCCCTGTCGCCGTAGACAATCAAAAGGGCGGCAAAACCTACTTCCGGTGCAACGCCTGGCGCGACCTTGCGGGGAAGTATGAGGGCAAGCTGTCCAAAGGCCAGCAAGTCCGCGTGTACGGCTCAATTGGGGCTTCTGCGTACACCGACAAGGAAAACAAACTGAAGGCAAGCCTTGACCTGACGGTTGAGGAGGTTGGCGACATCCCGACTCAGCTGGGGTTCGTGGAAATCAAGGATGACGATTCGCTCCCATTCTGATTCTTTCGGAGCAGACCTATAAGGTCAGCCGGTTGGCGCTTCACCTCCTTTCAGCCAACGGCGGGGGCCTGCGGTAACGTGAAAGGCCCCCTATCTCCTTCAACACGGAGGGTTACATGGCGGACAGAAGAATGTTCACGAAGCAAATCATCGACAGCGATGCTTTTCTCGAAATGAGTTCGTCAGCCCAGGCTTTGTACTTCCATCTCGGCATGAGGGCGGACGATGAGGGGTTCGTCAACAACCCAAAGAAGATACAACGGATGATAGGCGCTGCCGATGACGACCTGAAAATATTGGTTGCAAAGCGGTTCATCATCGCGTTTGAATCCGGTGTCATCGTCATCAAGCATTGGAAGATGCACAACTACATCCAGAGCGACAGATTCAAGCCGACAGTTTATCAGGCGGAACTCGCCCTGCTGACAGTCAAAGACAACAAGGCATACACGGAAAAACTCAATGAAATCAACGATGCTTCCATTTTGTATCCAAACTGTATCCAAGTTGTATCCAAAATGGATACACAGGTTAGGTTAGGTAAGGTTAATAACACTCCATCATCTGCCGATGATGATGCGTTCAATGCGTTCTGGGAAGCCTACCCCCGGAAGGTCGGGAAAGCCGCCGCAAGGAAGGCGTATGCCAAAGTTATCCGTTCTGTTATGCCCGAAACCCTTCTTGAAGCCATAGGGGGCCAAAAAATGACGGAACAATGGCAAAGGGAGGGGGGCCGGTTCATCCCGCATCCCGCGACCTGGCTGAACCAGGGGCGGTGGGAGGACGAGATTCCCGAACAAAAGGACGAGGGGGCGTGGGAAGCATGGAAGCGTTCGTAAACGTCGAGAACGCGGAGCTTGCGGTGATCGGCTGTGTGCTGATGGACCCGCGCGCCCGGAAGGTGCTGAACGATTTAACGCCGGCGGACTTCGGGAACCCGGAGCGGTCGAAGGTGTTCGATGCGCTTCAAAGGATGGCGGCGGAGAGGAGGCCGATTGACCTGGTGACGGCGGGCGCGTCGGGGATGGACGTTGGGATTCTGACGAGCGCCTGCGAGAAGGTCGGTTCGCCGCTGTTCGTGAAAAACTACGCGGAGATCGTCAAGGACGCCTCCATCCGGCGGACGCTTGGGTGGATGGCGCGGGACCTGTACGAGAAAAGCGCGGAAGGGGACGTTGCGGAACTGATTGCTGAGGCGAAGAAGCGCCTGGGTGAGATCGGCACCCCGCAACGGCATGAGTGGTACTCGACCCGGGACGTTGCCCTGAACACCTATTCGTTGCTTGAGGAAAAGGCAAAGGGCGGGAATGGTGTCAAGAGCGGGATCACCGACCTCGACCGGCTGCTGGGCGGTTTTTATCCGGGGGAACTCACGATTATCGGCGCGCAGCCGGGGGCCGGGAAATCTGTTATCGGTATGCTGATTGCCTTGAACGCGGCGAAGGCCGGGAAGAAATCAGGGTTGTTGAGCCTTGAAATGGCGGATACGCAGTACGGGCAACGGCTTTTCTCGCACATGACCGGCGTGGACGGCATGAGGATGCGCAAGGGTGAGTTGGGCGAGGACGACTGGCCGAAGATTCACGAGGCGATGGGCGAACTGTCCAAACTGGATACGGCGTTCACCTTTTCGACCCGGTATGTGGAGGACTTCGTTTCATCCGCAAGCGACAAACCGCTGGACATCGTGGTGGTCGATTACATCCAGCTTTTGCGGACAAGGCAGCGGATTGAAACGGAACGGCTCATCATCGGGCATATTTCGTGGCAACTGAAAATGCTGGCCGTGGACAAAAAAATGCCGGTGATCGCGTTGGCGCAGTTGAGGCGGCCGGAACAGGGCGTAAACCGTATGCCGTCCATGCGGGACTTGCGGGAGAGTTCCAATTTGGAATCAGACGCGGACGGCATCATTCTGTTGTACCAACCTGAAAGCGCGAAAGACCCCAGCGTGTTCAGTGACCACCGTGAGGCGTGGGCGAAATGGCGGGAGCATGGACTGATCTACACGGTGTTGAAGGTTGAGAAGCAACGGAATGGCGCGGTGGGGCAGATACCGCTGCTGTTCAACCCGGCGAAGATGCGGTACGAAGGGATTGCGAAATGAAATACCACAACAAGAAAACGGTCGTTGACGGCATCACGTTTGACAGCAAGAAAGAGGCCGACAGGTATGTTGAACTGTCCATCATGCAGAAGGCCGGGACTATACAGGGCTTGAAAACGCAGGTTCCCTTTGAACTCATCCCCAAGCAAAAAGGTGAAAGAGCCTGTAAATATGTCGCGGACTTCACCTACACCGAGAATGGGGAACAGGTGGTCGAGGACGTGAAGGGCAAGCGGACGCCGGAGTACGTCATGAAGCGAAAACTGATGCTGGAGCGCCACGGGATACGGATTCGGGAGGTGTGAGATGACTGCGCAGAACAGAATGGCAATCGAGTGGTACGAGCGCCGGGAGAACCGGGACAAGAAGGAAAGGTCGTGGGACGTGCCGGTGCGGGAGCTGCTGTTTGAGGATACTGAGGACGAGGAGGACTGAATGAACAAGGTTGAAGCTCTCGGCATCCTGAAATCCTACCGGGAAGAACTGAACACGGCCCTTTCCGATGTGGACGGAATCCCGGTGATCCTGGACGCGCTGGATTTTGTTATATGCGACTATGAGAAAAGGCTTACTTTTGAAGCATTTATCAAAAAAATTGAGGCCGACCATGACAAAGATTGAAGCGTTAAACACATTAAGATTTTATCGGGACGTTCTAAAAAGCAACTGGATAGAGGCGGACGGGACAGCAATTCCGAGGTTGCAAGCGATTCTGGACGCGCTGGATGTGGCGATTGAAACGATGGAGGATGAAAATGAGAAAATTAAATGAATCGTCAGAAATGCTAAAAGAATTATGCGTGGAGCGCGGAATTGAGTTTAAGCCGCAATATGCAACGGCGCTTGGAAAGTTGCTTGAAATCTTTGATGAGGACTTAGCCTTTGCAATGCTCCAAAAGGCCGATGAGCGGCTAACTGCCAACGAAACAACAATGAATATGGCACTTCAAAAGGCTGAGGGCTTGAACAGAACATTAATAGTAAAAGAGCGTGACTTAATCGGGCTGGTAAGCAGAGCGGAGAAAGCAATCGAATCTATGAAAGCCGTGACTGATGACCGCCTGGATGATAGTAAAAACGCAGAAACGGTAAGGCTGTTCAGGATGATGCTTAAAGCAGGGGTTGAAGTGTTTGGCGCAGATCGAATGACAGAAGGTGCGATTGATAGTATCTGCAAGGCCGCCAGTTATAGCGTGTGGGGAACAATTAAGAAGCCTGATGAAGAACCGAAGTATAACGGGAAAAGATTTTAGGAGGCCACTGATGACTGATTATCTGAACCCGTCCCATATTCCATACGCCAATTCCTGCGTGTCCTGCGGTGCTGAAATGCCGGAGGGTGACATGGTGTGTAAATCGTGCATCTTAACTACTCAGGAAGAAAAAGTGCGGAAATCCGCAGAAATTATGCGTGAGGGCGCCGACAAAATAAACAGGCTGATGAATCTAAAGATTTGGCTGATTCAACAGATCGAAAAGGAAACGGACGAAACAAGGCTGAAAACGCTGAAAAGGATGCTGGAAGGGGAGGAAAGGCAATGAAAATTAGTTATCAATGCAGTAATTGCGGCGCACATGAACAGACACCCGCTGGGGTTGGAATTCCTGAAGGTATGTTTTACCTCGGTTATCGAGCTCACGGGGATGTGTTGTATTGCCCGGATTGCGTTAAAACATGGAAAGAGCGCAACGGTATGGAATACGACGAGCAGTATAAAGACCCGCCGCACTTGTTTGCTGTGTGGTGGAACCGGCAGATACAGACGCAGATAGCCGACAAAAGTAAAATTAAGACATATCGGCGTAACAGCATAGGAGACTTTGTGGAGGCAGAGGGATGATTGGAACACCGCAATGGGCTACCATGACTGACGCGCAGACCGCCCTGCTGCTCATCTGGGCGGCGGGGTGGGCGATGGTGGGGTGGTCGGCTTTACGCAGGAAATGGAGGGACAAAGTGTTGTTTTACGATAACTGGGAAGATGTTCCAACCGTACAGTATGGGACGGGTTGTGAAGCGCCGATATACTACCGAGTTTGTCCGGTGTGCGGAAAGTATGTAAAGGCAGACGATGTATCGACTATCCCTGAATATTTGAAAACAAATGCGACATGCAAAAAGCACGGACGGGTGGCAATGCCGTTCTGCTACTGGGGGGAGGAGGAGGTAGACAATGGCTGACATGAGCCGGGAAGAAGCGGCGCAGTATTTGGCTTGGATGCAAAAATTATATCCGGGCGCTGAAATCACTATTGAGCAAGAGGAAATTGATGCTATCAAAGTCGCCATCGCCGCCCTGCGCCAGCCCGGCTGGGTGCGTACGGCTGACAGGCTGCCAGAAGGTGACGAGCATGACGAGATATTGGGGCTATACAAGGGGACTGGTTATCTCCTGTATGACATAGTTCAAATCGGATGGTTATGGTTACACCCTGAAATGTATGTGTATTGGACGCATTTGCCGAAAAAGCCGGAGGTGGAAGGATGAAAGCGGAGTTTAATGTTTATGAATACATTGGTGGTGGTAAAGGGTTTGAGATTGGGAAACTATATCCAGTGCTTGGGTGGAATAACGGGGAACACATAATGTCTGAATCAAAAGAAGGCGACACCATTGACACAATAGCCTATACCTGTCAAGACGGAACGCTATTTACAGACACCGGGGCAGTTTTTGAACCTGTTTCGTGGAAGGTACGAAAACTAAAGACATATCTTCAACGAAAGAGCGCCGAAAGGATGATGGCAGACACATGATCTACATCGTCCTTGCGTCTGCGATCATCCCGGCGCTGTGGTTAAGGGCGATATGGCGTGAAACGCACGAAAGGGGGGCCTATGAATATATGGCAAGCGGTCACGGCAGACAGATTCGAACTTCCGATAGCCCAGGGCGATACCTGCACCGAACTTGCGCGGTTGATGCGTGTCACTGAGTTACAAATCTATAAAAAGCGGCGCGAGGAAAGGCAAGGCGTGTGCGTTCAGGATTATGCGGTCAGGGTTATTAGGTTTCCGGGCAGAAGGAAAACGGATGAACTATGAAAGGGGGTGATTGATGGTGTGATTCAATCCTTCCGGGGGGCGGGCGCGTCAATCGATGCAGATGAACGTGGTTACTGTTCCGTAACTACCGCTCCCCCGGATCACTTTGACGAAAGGAGCGACTATGACAGGCAGAGAGGCGCTTGAGGATATACGCCGTACCAACGCAGAAGTGGACGCGTTGTTAGCCTACCGCAACTCACTGCTGGACAGGCTGATCGGCGGCTACGACATGACGCGGGAACATGTGCAGGAGCAGGTGGATTCGAAGGTTGAGCGGAGCGCAATACGTTGGCTTGAAATCACGGAGCAGATCGACAAAAAGACGGACGAGCTGATTGACAAGCGGGACGAACTTATAAGGATTATTGACAGGTTGCCCGACCGGAGGCACCGGGAGATTCTGAAGCGCCGGTATGCGGAGTGCCAAAGCTGGGACAAGGTGGCGGAGTTGTGCATGTATTCAAGGCAAAGGGTGTGGCAGCTTCACCGGGAGGCGGTGGAGGAGTTTGAGAGGGTGTATGGAGGTAGCGAATGACATTCATTGAAATCGCAGTAGCAATTATGGTGCTGGCATTTGGCGCGCTGCTTCTCGCCTGCGCCATAGCCCTTATTGTGATGGCGCTTGAGAAATGATGTTACACCGTTTTACATAAAAAAAGTCTATAATGTAAATGGGAAGGTGTTGTAAAATCAACGACTGTCCAAAGGCGTAGAGATGTGTCTTTTTGTTAGGGGAGGCTATGAATCGAGCAGAGTTTGTCCGGCGGGCAGTCCAGAAGGGCTATTCAACGGAGCGCGTTGCGCGGGATTATGCCGATGGCCGGGACGAGTTTACCCAGGACGATTTGGTGGCGGTATACGCCATACAGACAGACGAGCAGTACCGTGACAGTTCATGGACGCACCTGGGCGACGGAAACTACAAGCGAAAGGCGATATTCTATGATTGACGCGCGTGTAATCGTGTTCCTTGCCGGTGCGGTGATTGCCCTGGTCCTGGGCGGGTACGGGCTGTATAAAGTTGCATACGCACAAGGCTATGTTTGTGGCAGGGAGAGTGTGCGGAACGGATTTACGCCGGAGGATAAGGACTAAATAGCCTATTCAGCCGCAAGGCTTTAGGGGCATAGACGGTTTTGCAAGCCGACAGGGGCGGTACCCACCCACCGCTCCTTTTCTATGTCTGTTTTTATTGTGAGGGTGGGAGAAATGGGTGGGGAATGAGTTTAACAGTACAGAACAACCAACTGCCGGCCACGATTGAGGATTTAGCGCGATTCGTGCTGATCGGACGTGACCGCATGGCGGCGGTACGCGCGGAAATCAGCGCCATAAATCGCTTGGGACTGGCGCAGGAAGTACGGCAGCAGAAGTTATCCGAAGCGCAGCAGGTGTCAGAAGTGGTGCTGGACGCGGAAGTGAAGCTGGGACAGTTGATTGCGGTTTTACCGACAGCAAGCGGAACAAGGACAGACATAGAACCTGTCCTCAACGGTGAGGACAGGTTGACAAAAAAACAATCGCTTAAGGAAATCGGCTTCAGTCAGGAACAGGCCAGACGCCTTGAAACGCTTGCGAAGCACCCGGAGGTTGTAGCACAGGCAAAAGCCGAAGCGAGAGAAGCGGACGACATTGTAAGCCGTTCATTTGTGCTTGAAAAAATCAAAGCGAAAGCACAACAAGAAAAAACGGAAGCAGTAAAAGCGGAAATAGAACGGCAAAGGAATGAAATTGCCAATAATCCAGCGAATGTGCTTGATGGAGTTTTTGATGTTGTTTCAATAGACCCACCTTGGAATTATGGAACGCAATATGATGCGGCTGGACGTAGGGTTGCTAATCCATACCCGGAAATGGCGCAAGATGAATTGTTGAGCATAAAAATCCCATGCTCAGATAACAGTATCATGTTTTTATGGACAACGCAAAAGTTTATTTGGGATGCGAAAGAACTGCTTGAAAACTGGGGGTTTGAGTATCGTAATATTATTGTATGGGACAAGCAGAAAATCGGCATGGGTGATTTGTTCCGTATGCAATGCGAGTTTTGTCTTGTGGGGATTAGAGGGAAGCCGCTTTTAGATAATAATCACGCTTTCAGGGACATTATTCAAGAGCCAAGGAGAGAACATAGCCGGAAGCCGGATGCTTTTTATGAAATGGTTGATGCGCTATGTGTTGGAAGAAAACTCGATTATTTCAGCCGACAACAGCGCAAAGGGTGGGTTACTTATGGCAATGATACAGAAAGGTTTTGAAGATTGGCAAAGCAAGCCCACTGTAATAAAAGGCAATATTGGCGAGAGGCTTGTTAGAGAGTATCTTGAACGCAAAGGATATATTGTTTATGAACCGCAAACGGATGGAGCGCATGGCTTTGATAAATTAGCGATATTTAATAAACGGCAAGCAATAATTGTTGAGTGCAAATCAAAGGCACGACGTAACAAATATGCCGACACCGGGATAAACATCAAACATTTTGAGGAGTACCAGTATATCAGCGCAAGGCACAATCTTCCTGTGTTCATTTTCTTTGTTGATGAACTAATCGGGAAGATATACGGAAATACTTTAACTGAGTTGCTTGTCCCACGCGTTGTTGATGGGAAGCAGTATCCAAGCCGAGAAAAAGGCATTATTTATTTTCCTCTAATCAATACAAAAACCGTTTGCGATATTAGCGAAGGTGAAGCCGAGTTAATGAGGGTGAGTTCAACGAGGAACTACGAATATGCACCGATAGCGTAAAGGGGGTGAACGCATGGCAACCTCCGAAGTATAAAATCAGGCTTGTTAAAATGGTTTCTGCATATTTTGATTATGTTCACGGAGGATAAGGAGTGAGAAATGTCCATGCGATAGACACACTCATAACCTACGAATTGGGGATGGTGCCGGAAGTTAAGATCACGCCGTTGGGCGATGTTCACCTGGGAAGTCCGGGCTGTCAGTTCGACCAGTTCAAGGCGGCGGTGCAGGCCATAGCCGATGACCCAAACGGGTACGCCATAATGATGGGCGATCTGCTGGACATGGGCCTGAAAAACTCTGCTGGAGATCCGTACCACGCAACCATGCCGCCCGGACAGCAGAAGCGGGCAATGGTGGAGGCGCTGGAGCCGATCAGGGACAAGATACTCGCCTGGGTTTCGGGGAATCACGAGCGCAGATTGCTCAGGGATACCGGGATATGCCCGACCTACGATATAGCCGCGAAAATGGATCTCGAGGACAGGTACAGGGAGGCGATGGCGTTTGTCCGGGTCGGGTTAGGCAAGAACCAGCACGGCAAGGAACACACCTACCGGCTCCTGATGACGCATGGCAGCGGGGGCGGCGGGAAACAAGGCACGATGATCACGCACATGGACGATTATTTCCAGGCGTTTGACGGCGTGGATATTTTCGTGTACGGACACTCTCACAAGCCCGCCGGGTTTCCGGGGTCTAAACTGATGATCGATTCGCAGAATGGGCGGATATTACAAAGACCAACGCTGACGGTGTGCGCTGGCTCCTGGTGCGTTTACGAGGGGTATCCCGCGCAGAAAACGATGAGGCCGGTTGCGCTGCCGGGAAGCAACGAGATATGGCTGAGTGGTCGGGAGTGGGATTTCCGGGCCATAATCTAAAAGCCCGGACAATGCCGGGCCTTGAAGATTCTTGGATTGTCCTCAGTAGTCAATCACTGTCAAACGCTTGTGCTCAAGGCCATAATCCAGCCTGGCCCTTTTCAGCGCCTGGGCGCGGGTATAGCCCAGGTAAACCTTGCTTCTGTGTCCGCCGAGCAGCTGTGCGCCGATGCGGTATCCGCCGGGGAAAGGGGTAATTGATAGGTACATGATGCGCCTCCTTAATGTGTGATGGCCTTTCGGCTGGTCGGCACCGTTACGCACGATGCCGGGAGCGGGTGCGCTCATTCATCCTGCCAGTATGTCCAGGTGTGAACCTTGCTCAGCCCGTACCGCTTCAGGTAGGTTTGCAGGCGCTTCACGAAGTCGGCGCGGACCTGTCGGTACCCTTCAAGCATGGCGGCGCGGTCTGCATCGCTCATCAGGGTATAGCCGGCGTGCTCGTCCCACCTGTCAAGCTGGACGACCTGCTTCAATTTGCTGTCTGCCGGTTGCCCGGTGTAATGGACGCCGGTGTAGAAGTCGAAGCGGCTTGCTTGCTTGCCTTCCAGTAGTGCGATCATGTTGTCAAGGTCCTTGAGGTTTCTGTGCATGAAGTAGTCGGTGCTTGTCTCGGCGTGCGCGGCTGCCTCCTGCGCCCGGTCGAAGTCCTCAGTATCGTGTCGGTTGAGCGAATAGCCGAAGCAGAAGTCTTTCTCGATGCGGGGCCGGTCAATGGTAACGATGTCGCCATTCTGAAGCTCTACGATATGCGCGGATTTTTTGACGCAGTAGTCTACCATGTGCGTGTTGTTCTTCCAGACATCGGTGGAAAGAATGTGCCGGAATAGCTGCTTGCGCTCCTGCTGGGTTGTCATTGTCTTGTCCTCCTCATTTTATTTATGGCCTTCCGGCCTTGTGGCAGCCTCTACGGAGACTGCCGGAGCGGTTAGGCCACTTCCCAGGTCGGCTCATATCCTCCGGCCTGGAGGAAGTAGCGTGCATCCGCAGGGAGCACGCCCACGGACAGGAGCAGGGACAGGGCCGAAGGGAAAGATAGCGTGTGCTGCTGATACCTGGTCAGGATAGCCCGCACGGGGCAGGGACGGTTGAGAGACACGAGCGACACCTCCCTTTTATTGATTCGCCCTCATTATACCCGGGCCTGACACCATGTCAAGTGTTCGGATTGTTTTTTTCCTGTTTTTGCGTAAAAAGCAAGGCAAATCAAGGGGAATGGAGGGGACACACACCGCTGCCCGCATACCACGACAACAAGGGACACACCACGCGCACACCACGACAGCAAGGGGCGCACAAAGCGGGAAGGATACCCACAACACCTGCACCATGAGCGCACAAGAGTACCACGCGCATGCCCGCACACTCACACGCGCGAATCTGAGGAAGCAATGCGGAAAAGAAAAGAGAGGCCGGCACGCATAATCGCGGTAGTTTTCGCCGGGCATGGGGAGTATGGCTAAAGCAAACCCGCGCATGCCGCTGGATATTCGCGCAAAAGCCGTTCAAATGGTCACAGAAGGCGCCTCACAGACAGAGGTTGCGGAGGCTTTGAGTGTATCGCAGCAGGCAGTAAGCGCCTGGATGCACGATCCGCGCGTGCTTGAGGAAGTAAGGAAAAGAACGCTGGACACCGTTGTCCCTGCGTACGCAGAGGCGCTTGTAGTCATGCGGAGGCAGCTCCGCTCTGATATGCCATGGATACAGCAGGGCGCAGCCAGGGACATACTGACAAGGTATCACGAGCTCGTCACTGGCCAGAGTAACCGGGACATTGTGATAACACTCGCCGGTGCGCCCACGCTTGGCATTCCTGATAGTGACGCTGTTAATGCCAACCTGCCCGAAAACATAGACGGCACAATAGAAGATGTTTGATAGGCTATCAAGAATGGCACAGAATGGCACAGAAACGAGAACAGATGTTCGGATAACGGGGGGGATAGGCGGGGGTTGGGACTCCGCGCGCGGGCGACCCCTTTACCCGAAGCCTGAGCCCCCCGGAATGGTACCTCTCCCCTCCATTTTACAAAAACACCCCCCTGCCGGTCAAAAACGCGCATAACGATACAAGCGAGTGTCAAGAAACGCGGGATAATGGAATGTTTATGCGAGAAAGAATGTAAAAGGCGGGTATTTATGCAAAAGGCGGTTACAGAGCGGTTTGACAAGGACGGGAAGCTAATTGAACGAATCACGGTTGAAGAAACGAAAAACGAATCTATAACGACTCCGTTCTCCCCATCTTATCCGTGGCATGACTGGTTGCAACCAACCGTCAAATACTGGCCGCATGAAACAATAACCACCGACAATGTTGATACCGGCGGATCGCTGGTTATGAATACTGGCGGTTCGATAACTGTTCGGGCTTGATACTAAGGGGCAACCCTTTTTATACCAGACAGCGCGAAATCCGCTTGCTACGGAGCCGTGCGCTGGGGACTTAATGTAAAAGTCAACAGGGGATAATCGAAACCGGCATAACTTAAACCTTGCCGGGAATAGATACGAGGGGGGTGTGCAAGCGCCCTCCTGTTCCCGCGGTTGTCTGTTGCGACCAAGTATACCGCCATCGAAAGATGATTCTAAGCAGCCCTGCGGTAGGCGCGCAATAGGTTCCTTTCTCGCTCTTAAAAGTCAAAACGAAAGCGTGAAGGGAACATGCGTTCTATGCCATATTTTAACGTCGTCTATGCGTTTTAACGTTTCGATGGTTATATTTCCCGCCTGAAGTTAAAACCTCACCAATGCCCTAAAAATGGCCTCTAATCGAATGTCCCGGAAACTGTACGCTTTTCGCGACAAATTAACCTCCAGGTCAAAAACTTTATTTATTCTCAAGTTATTAAACTCCAGGTCAAAAACTTTAATCGTCCAACATACCGGACAAAACACGTCCAAATCACCGATTTGTCGGACATAACCTACAGCAAGTGCAGATTTATTGCAGTTGTCGGAGATAGCCGGCGCGAGAGGGAAGATTGTACACGATAGACTACATCCCGACGCCGAAGCAGCGGTTGTTCCACGGTTCCTGCGCGGACGAGGTGCTATTTGGCGGAGCCGCAGGCGGGGGAAAATCTAAAGCCATCGTGATGGACGCTTTCTTCCGGTGCATCCAGTGGCCTCATACGCATGCCTACATCTTCCGGAGGACTTACGGCGAGTTAGAGGACACGATCATCAAGGAGGCGAAGGAGAGTTACCCGGTCGGGATTTACAAGTACAACGGCGGCCGTCATGAAATGGCGCTGCTGAACGGGAGTGTGATTCATTTCCGGCATTGTTCGTCTGTGGCCGACATGTACAACTACAAAGGCGCGGAGATTCAGTGGCTGTACTTTGACGAACTGACGACGTTTGAGTACGAGATTTACGATTTTATCAAGACCCGTTTGAGGGCGAAGAAGAAGCTGGGGATTATCCCCTGTGTGAGAAGTGCTTCCAACCCCGGCGGTCTTGGCCACGGCTGGGTGAAGAAAATGTTCGTGGATGCTGCCGAACCGATGACGCTGTTCGACTACACCGTAAAAAGTCAGGCGACGCAAAAGACGAGGACGTTCAAGCTCCAGTACATTCCTTCGCTATTAACGGAAAACCCGCATATTGGCGACGATTATTTGTTCCAGTTGGAGGCGAAGCCGAAGGCGTTGAGGGACGCGCTTTTGTTTGGCAACTGGGACGCTTTCGAGGGCCAGGTCTTTATCGAGTGGGTTGACCTTGTGAGCAAGCAGAACAAGACGGACGAGGACTTTATCAACTTGACGCAGAGGACGTGGACGCACGTCATCAGGCCGAAGGACGTAAAGATTCAATCGCACTGGCCGCGGTACATGAGTTTTGACTACGGCTACTCCAAACCCTTTTCGGTTCAATGGTGGGCGATTGACCCTGTGGGCTGCGCGATACTTTATCGGGAGTGGTACGGCTGTGAACCCGGCAGGCCGAACACCGGGATTCAGTTCACGCCGCGCCAGATTGCGGAAGGGATATTGGAGCGGGAGGTCGAGGAAACGGCGGAGAACATTTCGATTGACCGCGTGGCCGACCCGTCGATTTTCGACCGCTCACGAGGGGATTCCGTGGCGCAGCAGATGGAGCCGTTGGGCGGGAGGAGGGGCGTTTACTTCCGTCCCGGCGATAACACGAGGCTGGCGGGGAAGTCACAGGTGCACGAAAGGTTGCGGTTCGGGCCGACCGGACTTCCGAAACTTCAGGTCTTATCCACCTGCAAGGACTTCATCCGCACGATCCCGACCCTTCCGTATTCGCTGACAAAGCCGGAGGACGTGGACACGGACGCGGAGGATCACGAATACGATGCCCTTCGCTATTTTTGCATGTCCCGCCCGTTGCCGATCCGCGACATGAAGCCGAAGGCGACCGTGGACTATGACCCGTTCCGCAGTTACAGGAGAGAGTGATGAAAAAACTTGGCGTGACGGAACCGCTGGAGGCGGCGGTGATTGAGCAGAAACTGGACGCTGTCGAGCGGGATTTGGTCAACGAGGTCTATGCCCGCATCGACATCTTTCAGGACGGCTGCAAGGAGATGCACGAGCGGAGCCGGGACGCGCGGCTGATCGCCTTATTGCAGGACCCGTATCAGGATGCCGTCGGAAGCAATGACGTGACCGGGCTGGATGTGACGGATTCCGATTTCGTCCCGACGCTTCAGCTGCAAACGCTCAAATCTACTCTAAACAACTGCATCGCGGACCAGATGGACAACATGCCGGAGGCGGTCATGCTTCCGGAGCGCCCCGACCTTGTTGAACAGGCCGAGGACATCACGGACATGCTGCGGTTCGTCCTGGCGCAGAACGACTTCGAGGGCCTCCACCGGATGCGCGTGGAGGACTTTTTATGCACGGGTTCCGCGGTGACGCAGATCGCGTGGGACAGGGACATGGACAACGGGCGCGGCGGGATCGCGGTCATCCGCTGGCCTGTCGAGGCGTTCCTGTGGGACCCGCAGAGCGACACCATCCAGGGTGCCCGGGCCGTGATGAAGGTGTCCTGGCACCCGATGAGCTGGTATGCGGAGAGGTATCCCGAAAAAGCGGCGTGGGTGGCGGACGAGGAGGGGCAGTACGAGCAACTGGGCGTCCCGATCGCGCAGGAGAGCAAGATCACGGCGGACGAGGCCCGGGCGATGCTGGTGGAGTACTGGTACCGGAAGTACAACGCCAAGACGAGGAAGTACACGGTCAACGTGGCGTACCTGGCCGGCGGCGCTTTATTGGAGCATCACGAGAACGTGTACACGCACGGTCTGTATCCTTTCGTGGTGGACGCTTATACGAGGGTCGAGGGCTACCCGGTCGGTGACGGCATGGTGCAGGAACTCGCCCCGATGATGCGCTACATCAACAAGTACGCGAAGTACATCGACACCAACCTGCGGATGAGTTCAAAGGCGAGGATGCTCATCAAGCGGGATTCGGGGATCGACAAATCCGCGATGGCGGACTGGTCAAAGGACATCATCGAGGGCGACCGGATTGATTCGGAGGCGATGCAATGGCTCCAGCACCCGCCCTTCTCCGGCATGGTGACCAACCAGATGCTTCAGCTTCAGAGCGACCTGAAGATGGATTCAGGGCAGAACCAGTTCACGAGGGGCGAAACGACCGGCGGTGTCACGGCGGCGTCCGCGATTTCCGCCTTGCAGGAAGCGGGCGGCAAGATCACGCGGTTGCGGACGGCGATTTTGAACCAGGGCTTTCGGGAGATCGTGTGGCAGATTATTTGGCTGATGAGCCAGTTCTACACGGACGACCGGGTGCGGATGATTACGGGGACGGACGGGCGTCAGAGGCCCGTGATTTTCTCGAGCAAGTATCTGTTCGGGGAATCCGGGGCGGTTGAGCCGCCGCCGTACACGGTTCAGATTCAGGTACAGCGCAGGAATCCTTTAAGGGTTCAGGCGCAGAATGAAATGTTCATCCAAGCCTACTCAATGGCGGCGCAGGCCCAGCAGACCTTCCCCTTGAGCGTCCTGTTTGAACTGCTCAATGTGGACGGCAAGGACAGGGTGCTTCCTGTGTTGAGGCAGGTGGACGCGGCGACCCAGCAGATGCAGCAGATGGCGCAGGCGGTTCAGCAACTTCAGCAGGAGAACGAGGGACTGAAGCAGGGAATATCGAACCTTCAGGGCTTGAACCAGAAATTGTCCGGCGCGATGCGCGGAAGGATGTATTCACAGGGAGGGGCTGAGGAAGATGTAATGCCTGAAGTCCAACCTGAAATATAACCGACAAAACCGCTTAACTTGATGCTTTTGTCGGCTATGACCGACAACTTTTTAAAGTCCACTTCAATAACTCACCAAGATTCAGTTTTTGTTAAACCAAAGACTGATTTTTGATACGCGCGTTCCCGCGATTCACACGGGGCGCGAAAAGGAGAAACCCATGAGCGAAACGGTCGAAGAGATTCAGGGCGGTATCGTACTGGACGACGCGGTACAGGATACGCCGAGCAATGTTGCGGAGGAACAGCCTGAAGGCCCCTCCATTTCCGAAGTCCTTGAGCAAAAGGAGCCCGCGAAGGAACCCGCGAAAGAGCCCGGATGGGTGAAGAAGCGCATTGAGTCCGCGCTGGAGAAGCGTCTGCCCGAACTGCTGGCCGTTGAAAGGGAAAAGCTCAGGGCCGAGTACGACCTGCGATTGAAACCCCTATTGGAAGCCCAGATGGAGAGGGATGCGGCTGATTTGGTCGCGCAGGGCGAGTTCAAGAGCAAGGACCGCGCGCTGGAATACCTGCGCCTGAAGCAGGGGGTTCCGGCTCCCCAGGCGGTTCCTCAAAGCGTTCCGAGCGAGGCTCCGAGGAACGAGCGCGGGCAGTTTGTGAAACCCGACCCGGAGGTCAGGGAGCGTGCCGTCCGTCTGTTTGCGCAGGCGGAGTACGCATTGGAAATGGACGGCATTGACGCGATGGAAATCTACCGCACCGATGCCGAGGTTGCCCGGAAAGTCAATTCGGGCGAGTGGGACTTCAAGGATGTCGTGAGGGCTGTGAAGGCCGCGCAGTCCGTGCCTCCGCCGATTCGGTCAAGCAATGCCGCGATGCCGCAGAAGCGCGGGCCTATGGACCTTTCCAAAGAGGAGTTCAGGAAACTGAATGACAATCTGGCGAAGGGGGTCAAGGTGGACATGCGGCGATAAAGATAAAGGAGATGCCTTATGGGCGTTTTTGACAACATCAACCTGACTACCAGCGCCGGCGTAGCGCCGGGTGTAGTCCAGTTCTACGAGCGCACCCTTCTGGAAAACCTTCAGCCGGAAATGGTGCATGCGCGTGACGCGCAGAAAAAGACCCTTCCCCTGCACAACGGGAAGCGGGTGCAGTTCCGCAAGCCGACTGCCCTGAGCGCGATTACCACGCCCCTGACCGAAGGAACCACCCCGACCGGGCAGACCGTGTCCCTCACGTCCTTCACCGCCACCGTCCGTCCGTATGGCGGGTACATCCCGATTTCGGACGAACTACAATGGTACATGCTGGACGACATGCACCGGGTGAACTCCAAACTCCTGGCTGACCAGGCCGCGCTGTCCCTGGACACCATTTCCAGGGACGCCATCTGCTCCGGGTACAATGTGCAGTTCGCGTCCAACGCGACCAACAGGACGAACATTGACGCTGCCGACAAGCTGACCTATGCCGAGATCAAGAAGGCGGTCAGGACGCTGAAGCGCAACAATGTCCAGCCGTTTGAGGACGGGTTCTACCATGCCATCATCCACCCGGATGCGGTGTATGACCTGACCTCCGACGCGAACTGGACGGACGTGTCCAAGTACCAGGACAAGTCCAAGGTGGAGAAGTACGAGCTTGGCACCATTTACAAGGTGAAGTTCTTCGAGTCCACCAACGCGAAAGTGGTGACGGCGGACGATTCCTATGTCTGCGGCACCAACGCGAACATCCCGATTTCCAACTCCGTGGCCTACGATGCCACCAATTTCATCATGACCCTGGACGAGACGCTGACCGAGGCCGAGGCGCGTGAGCTGACCGGCAAGATGGTGTACGTCTATGACAACACCTCTTCCGTCTCCTACGAGCCGGTGCTCATCGAGTATGCGACCGCCGGGGCGGGGGACGTGGCCTCCGTGAAGTTCCGCTGGAACGGCGCGAACTACGCCAACTGGACGACCGAGAAATCCTGCGCGATCCACGGCCAGAAGGACGGCAACTCCGCGCCCGCGTTCAGCACGGTGGTGTACGGCAAGGACGCCTTCGGCTCCATCGAACTGGCCGGAACCGGCCGGTCTGTGGAAATTATTGTGAACCCTCCCGGCTCTTCCGGTGCCGAGGACCCGCTTGCACAGAGGGGGACTATCGCGTGGAAGGCCAAGGGGTTCTGCACCGTCATTCTCGACCAAAACGCAATCGTCCGAATCGAGCACGGCGCGACCGCCTGACAATCGGGGGAGGGGTAACACCCTCCCCCTTCATTTGAGTGAGGTAAAGCATGGCAACCAAGGTAAAACCCGTTGAAAGCGTTGACCCGAACCTGAAACTTGCGGGCCCCGAGTGGGGCGAGTGCGCCGGACAGCCGTTGGTCGAGGTCAAGCTTCCGCTTCAGGAGCCGGACGAGAACAACCCGCACCCGGATCAGAACGTCCATTACATCATCGCTTCCAAGAACAGCAAGAACACAGACTATGTATTGGTCAGGGGCCGGAAATCGTTCATCCCGAGGGATCATTTCCTGGTTCTGTACCAGTCCTTCCCCGAGATTTTGTGAGGTAAGCCATGACATACGCCGAGATCAAGGACAGGGTGATGTTCCAGACGAACAACGATTCGGAGGACTTAGGCGACTTCATGCCGTACATCAACCGCTATGTCAACGAGGGCTATGACCGCCTTGTTTTTGCGTATGCCGGGGTACACACATCTGCAACCGGGACATACACGCCCCTGTATAACGATTCAGATTCGCCCCTGACCCCGGTATGGACGCATGGGGCGATTTCTGATTGGGCGACCTGGTGCGTCTATCGGAACGGCAACCCGCAGAAACAGCAGAGGGGGCGTTCGTTCAAGGACGATGCTGAAGAAATAGAGCGTCAGATACGCTCCGCCGGAGGCTCGACGGGTTTGGCGACCCCGATCACGGCGTTTTCGAATATCCCCGATTAAGGAGGGTGCATGCGGTACGATTCTGATATTCGCATCCCCTCGTTTTCGGGGCTGATGCAGTACGGGGACGGCATCAACACCGACCCCCGCTTTGCGGTGGAAACGGCAAATGTGGACACCGTGGCGGGGGTGCTTCAGCCGATGGCGGCGGCGACCGCATTGAGCGGGACAACCTCCAAAAAGATTGAAACCCTCGCCATCCTTCACAGGCGGTGGTACACGGGCAGCGATACCGTGGACGACGTTCTGGTGGGGGCATCGGAAGGCGTTCTGTACTATCGCCTGACCAACGCCTCGTCATGGACGGCGCTCGCGCATCCTGACGGCGGCGCGACCAAGTGGGGGAACAATGTATGGAGTTGGGTGCAGTACGAGATTGCGCCAACCCCTCCCGCGACCGACCCGGTGGACGTGCTGGTCATGTCCAACCAGACGGACGGCATGGTGTATGTCAGGATTGACGACACTTCCAAAGCGGTGACGAAGGTGACGACCCCGAAGAAGTTCGGGGTGATTGCGCGGCACAACGAAAGGATTTGGGGCGGCGACATCGCGGACGACCCGGACATGGTCGTGTATTCCGCGCCTTACGACTTCACGGACTGGGCGGAGGATGTTGAAACCCCTGAGGACGGTGGGGGCGACATCCAACAGCCGACCTGGGATGGGGATTCGTTCACGGCGCTGAAACAGTTGGGGCCGCAGATGATCGCGTTCCGGAAGAACACGATTTGGCGGATTCTGGGAACAGACCCCGGCGAATGGACATGGAAGCAGCAGTACGGCGGCGGCACGGCGTATGAGAACACGATTGCCGTTGACCGGGAAAGAATCCTGATGCTGGGGAACACCGGGGTTCTTCAGTACGACGGCCTGGGTGTTTCTCCGTTCAGGCAGGAATACTTGAGGGACTTCTGGGAAACGCTGAACATTTCCGCCCTTGAGCAAGCCTGCGCCTGCGTGTGGAAGAACAAGTACTTTCTGTCCGTCCCGACCGGGTCATCCACCACCAACTCCGCCGTTGTCGTGTACGACATCATGGCGGACACTTGGCTGTTGAGGACGGATGTCACGGTGGAATCCTGGCTCCCGACTGACAATGCCCTATATTTCACAAATGTTGCAACGCCCGGTGTGACCTACACCTGGACGGCGGACGCCTGGGTGAGCGGGGTCGCGGCGACGCCCTGCAAGTGGGTAAGCCCCTGGTTCGATCTGGGCGCGAAGGATGTGCGAAAGGGCGGATGGTCGGTTTACCTGACCGCCGAAGGCAAGGCGGCGGGCTCCCTTTCAATTTCAATCGAAACCGAAAAGAAGAAAAAGACCAAAGTCTATTCCTACTCGACCTCGACCCGGCAGAAGCGCATCGGTTTCGGCGGTTCGGGGAGAAGGTTCCGTTTGCACATCGAATCCACCGGAACGACGGTATGGCGGATATTGGGCGGTGTCCAGATCACAACGGAAATAGACCCGGATTAAGGAGAGGTCATGGGGGCAAACGCATCATACCATCAGTATGAGCCGCTTCGCGTTCCGCAGAACTGGGGGACGGAAGAAAAGAAACTGGTGCTCCAGCTGACGGATGTTTTGGACGATATTTTCTCCTGGCGCAACCGGCTTCGGTTTGAGGACATGCACCTGTCCTTCCGCAACCGGATAATCGGCACGGAAGGCGACGTGACGGCGCTTGAGATTACGGACGGCCTGATCGCGGCAGAGGTCTCTTCCGCGCAGATTTACAGGGCGGCTACCGAGGTCCTGCTGTTGGCTGCGCTGGCCGCGCACGACCCGGTGGTGGACATGGCCGTTGGTTTGCTGTGGTATGACACGACAAATCGTTTGATGAAGCGGTGTACGGTCGTTTCCCCCCTGACATGGGAAGTGCTGAGTACGGATTCCCTGCACACCTCATTTATCGACATCCTTGAGAACCGGATTGACATCGGCTCCACGGGCGAGATCAACATTGGGGCGGGCGGTGCCGTCAACATCGAGGCCAGCGGCGAGATCAACATTGAGGCTGACGGCGCGGTTAATGTTGCGTCTGGCGGGACGGTAAGCGTTGCGTCCGGCGGGAGCGTTGAGATTGCAAGCGGCGGTGACATCAATGTAGCCTCCGGCGGGAATGTCAATGTCGCGGCGGGCGGCAAACTCAACCTTGTCGGCGCGGACGGCATATACATCGGAACAAGTCCGTTCAGCGTGGGCGGGACGAATCTTGTGCCGTTCAGCGGAACGCCGTACTCTGGAAGTTACCCATATACTCCGACACGGACAACATACGCGGGGAAATCGTGCCTTGCATATCAAAACACGGGAGCCAACATAATCGCGCTCAATGCTTCCACCGTCCCATTGGTGGCTGGTGATGTGTATGCGTTCTCCTTCTGGGGTGCGTGTAATGCGCCAACTGCGTTTGTTGGTGGACTTTACCTAAACGCCAACAATGTCATTGCATCGTTTAGCGGACAACCAATAAGCACGGCATGGGTGCGGTATCAAGGTTATGGGATATTCGCGGGGGCAGACCAATCCATCCATCCGCATCTATATCCAGAAATCAATGCAGGAAGTTTGATTTTCTACATCGCAGATTGGAAACTCGAAAAAGGCAACATCGCAACCGATTGGTCGCCATCCCCTTTAGACCCCGCAACGGGAGTTGTCACTTCGCATATTACGATAGAGACAGATTCCCTTGAGATAGCGTCCGGCGGTTCGCTGACCGTCACGGCACCGACCACGCTGGCTATCACGGCTGGCGCAACGGACGCAACGGCAATCGCCATCCGAAATGACACGGACTATTTCCTGTCTGCGGGCGACTTGACGCAGGCGGACGCTCCGTTTTGGGTGAAGAAGGACGGGAGTATTCGGGCAACAAAAATCCAGCAGGAATATTCTCAGTCCTTTTGGGACTTGGCGGACGCTTCCTACCCTGCCGAGTTTCCTGTGTATATCCCAAGCGGGTATACCATCGACACTGTGACATTTACGTTTGTCACAAAGAAGTTTAGGTCATTTAGCAAAGACAGTACGAGTGGCAATAATGGAACTGTGTATACGGGGGACAAAACAAGTTTTGCCACACAGGCGGCAAGCGATTCCAATACTGGGACACCCAGTACTGACGCAACGGGGTCTGGCGGAACGGGAAGTACTGGAAGTGCTGCAAATCATTATCACTATGTGTCTGCCGTGGGTGCAAATACAGACGGAGCTGGGAATCATTTACACTCAGGCCCGTCACATACACACACGTTGAGCGCTCACTACCACACACACGCTCATACGCACACAATAGCAGACCACAATCACCTGATTAGTGCGCATACGCATCCTGTTACAATGTCTTACGGCATCTATGAGAAGTCCACTCTCGCCACTTCCTGCGACCTGAAAATCGGCGCGACCACCATTGGAACGTACTCGCCCAACCCCGCAAGCCCTGTTGAAATCAAGACCTACCTTTCGGCGGGCTGGAATACCGTTGTTGTGCAACCAAACAATGATGCAAGGATTGCGGCGTACCTATTGGTCAAACT